CAGAGGTCAAGGTTGAAGCCCCGGTCAACAAAGAGCAGAAAGAAAAGGTTGCAAAGCCCGCTGTAATGGGTTATGCTGTTCTCAATGTAGACGGATCGATGCTGTACTTCGCCGACACCCGGGAAGAGGCTCGACACGCTAAGCGTTTCTGGGGTGGCAAGGCGGGAGGCGTCTCGATTGTAAAACTGATTAAAGGAGAGGAGGTGCGCTAATGCGCTAATCCTCTTGCAGAATCCGGGAATGTCCGGTATGATCGTCAGTCAAGTGGCTGACACACTCGCCCAGTCTAGGGTACTTAAATAGGCACTTAAATAGGAGAAATAAAATGGCTTTTAAACTGAACGTAACCACCAACACTCAATCCGGCAACGGCGGCATCCGCAAGGAAGTCGATTGGGACGCTCTTAACAACCACGTCGTGGAAGCTGCTGGCACTGCCGCTAAAGCACGTTCGATCCCGGGTTATATCTCCGGTATCATCGACCTCGGCGAGCAAGAGCAGAACGACGCAGAGGTTGTGTTCACTGGTACTGCCGAAGATGAAATCCAAATCATCAAGGAATTCCCGAACACTTACTTCAAGGATGGGCTGGACAAGCAGACTCGTAAACCTGCACGCCTGAAGTGCTGGCCGCAGCGCGATATGCAACAAATCGCGATCACTGTGGACTTCCCTCAGATCGAGGTAGACAAGAGCCTGTACCTGACCGGTAACAGCAACAAGTCTCCGCTTCGTGTTCTGTACAACGGTGACTTCACTCTGCCGGGCCAGAAGACTAAGATTGTTGGTCGTCCGTTCACCATCAAGGAAGTTAAGCACCCGAACGGCAAATGGGCGTTCGCTAAGAACTCCATGCTGCACAAACTGGCTGTAGCTACTGGCGTCATCAACGAAGACGAACTCTTCACCAAGGATCGCGTAGGCGAACTTCTGGGTAAAGTGGCTCAGTTCCAAGTTCGAGTGTGGATGAAGCCGGGCAAGAACGACATGAAATTCCTCACCGAGGATATCAGTCTGGTCGGTATGGTGCCTGAAGGTGTTCCGGTTCCTGAACTGGATGAGAAATACATCTACGGTGTAAACCTGTATGGTGAGAACGACGAAGAGGCAGTTAAGCAACTACGTGCTAACGTCATCAACACCATCAAGCGAGCCAAGAACTACGAAGGTTCGGATATCAAGGCGATGATCGAAGCTGTTGAAGCTGCCCGTGGCGGTAACCGCTCCAGCGGAGACAGCGAGGAACAAGCTGAAACTAAAGAGCAGACTAAAGCTGCTCCTAAAGTTGAGCCGGTTCAGACCAACGTCGATGACGACATTCCGTTCTAAGGTTACGCGGAAGTAGAAGTAGAGGTAATAGAGGGGCTTCGGCCCCTCCCTTTCAAATTTCAAAGGAGGTAACACATGCAAATCAATCTCGGTCCTATTTTTCTTCTGGCTGCCATCATTCTGTGCGTACTGAAGTCTGCCGGCGTACTCGCTATCTCTTGGACTCTGGCGCTCATGCCCATCTGGATTCCTTTCGTAATCATGCTGGTTGTTCTTGTAGGTTTTGGCGTGGTAGCTGGTGTGCTTTATGCCATTGGGAGCCGCAGTAAGGTTAAGTACAGTTTTAAAAACAACCTCCGAAAGAAGTGAGGACCGATTATGAGCACCCTAGTTATTGTTCGAGTACCTGAGTACATTCTAAAAGGCCCTACAGTACACAACGAGTTCCGTGGAGAGGTATGGGAACGAGAGCTTTTCAAAGACTTGAAGAAGGCTGCGGGGAGTGTCCTCAAAGGAGAGCCAGCTTATGTTACTCTTCCTAACAAGGTAAACCCTGATACTCGGCAAACAGAGTGGGACATTCGGGTTGTACAGTTCTAACCCAAGGGGAGCTTCGGCTCCCTTTTTCATTGGAGATAAAAATGAGTGAAAAGGAAGAGGATATTGTCCTCATCGACGGCGACCTGATCGCCTTTAAGTGTGCAAGTGTCAACGAGACTCGATCCATCCTCGTTAAAAACAAACTCACCGGAGAAGAAGAGACTTGGAAGAACCGGACGACTTGGCGAGAGAATAACAAGGACAGCGAGGGATTCGACGAAGACAACTTCGAAATAGAAGACCATCAAGACCCCAAGCATGTGTCTTATGGTATTTCTGTTGTTAAAACCATGATCGACCGAATTTGCCGACAAGCTGGGTGTAAGCAGTTCAAGATTCTCCTATCTGGTCCCGACAACTTCCGCGACTCTATCCCTCTGCCGCAAGAATACGAGTTGACCAAGGGGAAGAAGACATTCACACGCGGTGGTCGATACAAAGGTAAGAGAACTGGACAAATCAAACCTCTACAGCTAGGTCAGCTACGGCAGTACATGATCGAAGCCTACGACACCATCATTCATCCCGGCGAAGCGGACGATCTAATGGCAGAAATGATGTACAAGAACGGAGTGAGTTATTCCCGAGGAGAAACCAAGCAGCGTGTTATCGGAGCTACCATCGATAAAGACGCAGACGGCACTCTAGGATGGCTTTGCAACTATGAGAGGGAGCCTGTTCAGGTCAAGTTCATTTCGGGCCTAGGATCGCTCTACAGGGACTCTAAGGGCAAGGTGAGAGGCGAGGGACGTAAGTTCTTCTACTTCCAGTTGCTATTCGGAGACCCCGTTGACTGCTACCGACCTGCCGACCTGTACATCGGAAAGGATTTCGGAGAGGTGGCTGCGTACAACATTATCAATCCTTGTGCGTCTGACAAGGAGTGCTGGCAAGCCATCTACGACACCTACAAGGCTTGGTATCCCGAACCTGTCACTTATACAGCTTGGGATGGCACCGAACATACCAAGGACGCTGTAGAGATCATGCAAATGTACTGCGACTGTGCCCACATGCAACGTTGGGCGGGAGACAGAGTTGACTGTAGAGCCGTTCTGGCTAAAATGGGCGTAGAGTTGGGAGGTGATGAATGAGTGTAAGGCCGCGCCCTTGGGAGGACTTCCCGGGCATCTGGAAAACTGAGGCGGCGTTCTTGAGTTGGGTCAGAGGCGGCATTCGCCGCTATCTCTGGTCCAAGAACCCTGTTAAACTAGAGTTCGCCAAGTCTAGAAGGATCAAAATAGTCAACACCAATGAAAAGAGCAAGCTCCGCAATCCCACGGTATGGGGCTATGTATGCGAGCAGTGTTGCAAGGAGACCCCTCAGTCTAACGTCGAGATCGACCACAAGACCGGAGAATTCTCACTGAAACGTGTAGAGGATATCCAAACCTTCGTGGAGGGCGTGGTGTTCGTGAGAATGGAAGACTTAGCTGTACTGTGCAAACCGTGCCATGAGATCAAGACCTACGCAGAGCGATACGGACTGACCCTAGAGGAAGCAGATATCGTAAAGCAGGCTATTGCAATCCAGAAGCAAAAAGGGTATGATAAGGTCTTCTTGCAGGAAGCGGGAATCAAGCCTGCATCCAACGCATCACTGAGAAAAGAACAGATCATAGATTACCTTAAATCCAAGAAGGAGGGCGAATGAACGAGGATCGGGTATACATTGCAGTGAGAGACGACGCACCAGAATACATGGTGCCGACTCTTGTCGCACACAGTATCCTAGGGGCTGATCGTAGTGCTCAGCAGAGATACAGAGCGCCGCGATTCCCGCCTCTAGATGAGCAGGTAGAGGCAGAGGATATGTTCACCCGCAAGTGGATCGCATGGCTGGAAGAAAGCTTCCGCAAAGTCGTTGTACGCGTCTCTGACAAAGAGTACAACAAAATCAAGAGAATCCCGTTCGTATATGAGGGATATGAGAGAACCATTTGTAACGGAGAGGGTTCTTGTCTAGTAGTACCTCCTCTTAGCAAGGAGGAAACCCCGAATGTTCTTAAATTTGCAAAACTATGGAGGCCTATGTGAGAGAGAAGTTTATTAAAATCATGCGAAAGCTGCCAATCAGAGTACGAGCTTCTATCGTCCTGATTTGGATTGCTCTGTTCTTTTGGCTGCCGGTTGTAACAGCGCTCGTCGCCGGAGTTATAGACTTCTTCTATACCGCAAAGGATCAGTTGGAAGAGGGGTACTCGGTACTCATTTCCGCCGCAAACGGTGCCGTGGAATGTCTTCGTACAGGGGAGGAGCTATGACGAGTCTTGCTACTTATGTTATCCGCCACAAGAAAACCAAGGAGCTTTGGACCACTCCTAAAGGGAAGCGGCAATGGGCAACAAAAGGTGCTGCGGCTCTAGCTTGGAGAAACGCCTATGAGGGAACTACACTGGGTGCATGGGCTGCTAAAAGGGACATGGAGCGATGGTCCGACTTGAACATTCCTATGATAGTGGAGAATGGGTGCTACCGTTTGGCTAGCCGAGAGGCCGCAGCTTTCAAGAGTCAATCTGCTTTCGAGATTATCGATATAGTTGAATCTCTGAAGAATGAGAGGCAACTGGTACTCGACTTGCTGAAAGACGTTATCGGATTTGATGAAGTACTGGATCACATAGGACACGGGTATGTCCTGTTGACAGTCAGAGAATTCACGTATAACGCTATCATTAAACTACTGAAGGAGACGAAATGAGCATGACAGACCCGAGAGCATACTTCCTCAAGCAAGACTTAGAGGAAGCCACAAAACTCCTAGAAAGAGCTTATAATCTCCTTGATAACGTCCACTGCTACGACACGGCTGTGTACGAGGACATTGGAGCATTCCTGTACGGACAAGACTGCGAGGAGGTAGAATGAGCAGTAAGAAACACTTTGTAATTTCTGACACACAATGCAAGCCGGGTATTAGTCTGGACTACATGGAAGCTATCGGTAAATACATCGTAGCCAAGCGTCCAGACGTTGTTATCCACATTGGTGACCACTTCGACCTAGCCAGCCTATCGTCCTATGATAAGGGTAAACGCTCCTCCGAAGGGCGCAGGTACGCCGAAGATGTTCAAGTCGGACGAGAGGGTCTGGATCGACTGTTTAAGCCTCTGTGGGAGCTACAGGAGCGTCAGCGGGCTAATCGGAAGAAGGTGTACCAGCCTCGTCTGATTTTCACACTGGGTAACCATGAAGAGCGGGCTGACCGTGCTGCCAATGATAATCCTGAATTGTATGGCACTGTCGGCAGTGAGGAGCTTGGGATTGAAGACTACGGGTTCGAAGTCGTCCCGTTTCTCAAGCCTATCGAGGTGGACGGCATCTACTATGTCCACTACCTGCAAAACCACTTCACTGGTAAGCCACTGGGCGGTACGGCTAACAACATGCTCAAGGCTGCTGGACACTCGTTTGTCATGGGCCATCGCCAGCTTCTGGACTGGGCAATCCATCCGACTATCGATGGTAAACAGCGGCTTGGCATTGTCACTGGAGCGTGCTATCCTCACGATGAGGCCTACAAGGGCTATCAGGGAAACAACCACTTCAGGGGTTGCGTGATGATTCACGAAGTGAAGGATGGTTTTGGTCTGCCAATGCCGGTAAGCCTAGACTTCATGATGGAGAAAGGAGGTTTCAAATGACGGTTTATAAATTCTGGTGCGAATGGGATATCGGTATCAATGAATGCCTTTGGCGGGACTACTACCAGATGGAAGAAGACGTAGCCAACGCCTTGTCAGACTGCGGGATCGATGATACCATTGAAGAACTAGAGGATGCAGGCCTGCTAGGCTTCGACTCTGTTAAAGTAGTCGGGTAATTGGGTAATCGGCTAAGTAAAATAAAGGAGGATGCATGGCTGAGTTTTTCTTAGGAGCAGCCTTGATGGCCTTGTGCATCATGCTCTCGGGCGTGACCTTGACTTATGAGTCTGTCGAGAAGGTAGCTCCCATATGTGAGCAGAACGAGGGAGTTAAGAACTTCAATGTTGACTTCTTCGACAACTACACTGTAAAATGCAATAACGGAGCGATTTTCGAAATCGACCGTAAATCTAAATAATCTGAAAGGAGATATAAAATGACTGATTTCAACATCACCCCGGAACAAATGGAAGAAGCAATGGCAGGTATGAACCCGGAGCAGCGCGCTCTGGTAGAGAAAGCCTTGACCGACCGTAAATCTCTGGAAGACTCCATCGTCACCGAAGATGGTGAACTGGACTACGGCATGCTTGCCCAGCACATTCGCACCAGCTTGGGCGATCTTCCTATTGTAATGGGTGGCCCTGATTTCCTGAAGCTGATGATTCTGGTTGCAGCCATGCCTCAGACCAAGGACGATCTTCTGACCCTGCACATGAACCTGTCCTTCATTCTGGATTGCATTCGCGAATCGATCAGCGACGAGGAGTAACAAGTGGCCGAAGAGATTGTAAAAGAAGACCTCTCTGGTGACGATCTCATGGTTGACTCGGCAGGGCTAGATGCCCTGCTGGCCTTCCTAGAGGGACAATTCAAAGGCCCGAAGGGTGTACTGAAGGGATACGTCACTATGAGAGTGATGTGTGCTAAGATCGAGAGTCTTGACGGGTTTCAAGAGTTGAAAGGTATGGAGGTGAACTTTGAATAGCGATATCATCGACGTTCATGCTGGGCAACCGATTTCTCTGATGCAACGATCAAAGAATCCCATCAATATTCAATATTGGGATGCCGATACCATCCCTCACGGCACAGTCTTGGTTGTTACCGAGAAAAGGGATGATATACAAGAGGGAGAATTGGTCGTAAGGCTGGCGAGTGGTGCAGACGACGAGGTATCTGTTAAAGTATGCAGATTCTCTGATTTCCTCCTTCTGATGGAGCAGGGCTATAACCCAGCCAGTCTCGGCGACGTTAAACAAGCGTATGATGTTCTGTTCGAAGACCCTCCGGTGACTACCTTTGTTAACTGGGACCGGGCTCAGCCTTTGACAAACAGTGAGCGCTACTACGGAGACTTTCTGATTGGAGGCGACCCTAAAGGGATACCACTATTCAACATGGCTGTTCTTAAAAATGTTCTGTCGCCTTACACTGCCGATGATGAGGAACTTTCGGCTATGACCGGGAATCCCGAAACAGCAGAGCACAAAGACGCTGACGAACTGAGTGAGAGGGACGAGGCTTTAGCCGAGGTCGAGAGACTCAATGAAGAGCTTGTTGCACTGGGTAAGGGGGATGTGCTCGCCGGCCTAGAAGATTACCTAGGCAAAGAAAACTATGCCACATTGGAAGCTATGGCTAACCACAAGGACGCTGTAGGCAGCGGAGGCTCCTCCAGTTACTACACTGTCAAGGTGAATAACCCCACTACGAAGGCTAACATGCCGTATTTTGCAGAGTGCAACGATATCATCGAAGCGCTGGATATGCGATTCGGCCAAGGCAACATGTTCAAGGCGTTGTGGCGGGCTGCGGCAGCACAGAACCTAGGAAAGCTGAAGGCCGGTAACGATGTTATCCGGGATTACGAGAAAGTCATCTTCTTCGCTCAGTTAGAGATCGATAAGATTCTCCGAGAAAGGGGTTGACATTCCGCCCGAGGCTTGCGATAATAGGCTCCAAGTTGAAACGAAGGAGGTATGTAGATATGATCCAGAAAGTAAAACAGAAGCTCATGATGGTGCATCCTATCCTCGCTAGCGAGATCGTCTGGTGCCTCACCTTCGCAATGCTTCAGTAAAACAAGGGAGCTTCGGCTCCCTTTATTGTATCAGGATTTAATAAGGAGAGTTTATGCAAATTTCTGCAAAAGTGATTCAACATAGTTCCCGGATCGGGAGCGGTACGAAGAATCACAGATACATTACTACATTCGAACTGGAGTACCCTCGGTTTATCCATAGCGAGCTTATGACTCACCGACTCTTTAGTCGAAATGCTGCCAGCAGCCGAGCTATCCCTGTTGCTCACATGATTCAACAAGTGAAAGAGAGTCCTGCTATGCCTGTTCACTGGGGAATGAACCAGCCGGGTATGCAGGCTCAGTTCGAACTGGATGAGTGCTTGCAGCGTAGCTCTCAGTATCTATGGAAGAAGGCTGCAAAGAGTGCGGCTCGGATCGCTAGCGCACTAAATAAAATGGGACTCCACAAGCAGGTGGTTAACCGTCTCCTTGAGCCGTTCCAGATGATGAAGACTGTTGTTACAGCTACGGAACTGGATAACTTCTTCTACCTGCGTTGCCATAAAGACGCACAGCCGGAGATCAAGGTTCTCGCTGAGAAAATGTATGAAGCCCTTCTTAAAGCGGGGCCGTCTGAGGCTCTGTATGACGGAGAGTGGCATGTTCCTTATGTGACTCGGTTCCGCGTAGGGGATGGTAAGCTGCGTTACGCAGATTGCAATGGTCAAGAACTAAGTGTAGAGGATGCTATCAAGGTATCTGCTAGCTGTTGTGCTCAGGTTAGCTACAGGAAGAACGATGAGACTCTGGAAAAAGCTCTTGTAATCTACGACCGATTGGTAGATACTAAGCCTGTTCACGCTAGTCCGTTCGAACACCAAGCAACGCCGATGCTACGTATCTCGGATAATCAAGTGGGATGGGAAGACGGGGTTACTCACCTAGACAAACATGGTGATCTCTGGTCTGGTAACTTCAAAGGTTTCATCCAACATCGTCAACTAATTGAAGGGCACGTTTGCAACGAGTTTTACGGCCCAGAGAAGGAAGGAGTTTAATATGGCAGAATATAACCTGAGTCTGGAAGACCTCATGCTGGTCGATGGCTTCAAAGAGGCATTCCAGAGTAATAATGAAAAGGTAGTACGAGAGCACCTGTGGACTAACGGCATGGATGTTAAAAACTACTCTTATGAAATGGTCTTCTGCCAGCATCGCACCCTGATTGGCCGGGTAGTAGAGGGTCTACGATTCTCCGGCTTCGAGCGTACCGACAAGGAATGGTTGAGCCTCGGCTGTGCCTCGCTGGAAGCTCATATCGCAGCGTGTGATGACAGTAATCTACGGTTCACTCTTCGTAAAATGCGACCAGAGGGATCGACAGAGGCAACGTTCCACAATTAATGCAGTAGGGAGTAGGTATGGAAGTTACAAAGGCGCTCGTAGATGAGGCCGATATTTTCAATAAGATCACACAAATCAGGACTCCAACGGAGTCCTATGCTCGGCGATATCCGGTCATTGTCGAACTAGCAAACCAGCAACTAGAAGAGAAGTTGTGGTTCTCCAGCGAAATGAAGGTAGAGCTAGATAAACTTAACCTGAAGTTTAAATTGGAGCCTCACCAGCTTCACGCAGTTAAGACTGTTCTCCAACTGTTTCTTAAATACGAACTGATCGTAGGCGAAGAGTTCTGGATGGGTAAAGTCGTCCGAACGTTCCCTCGTCCAGAGGTTAAGCTGGCTGCTTCGATCCTGTGCATGATGGAGCTCGCTGTGCATGCTGAGTTTTACAACCAGATCAACGTCGTATTGGGAATGGACACAGACGCGGACTATGTAGCTTACAAGGACGATCCTGAGCTTATGGGTCGGATGGATTGGCTAGAATCTGTTCTAGGCGATGAAGACGATGTTCTTTCGGTCATTATCTTCAGCCTCACAGAGACTGCCCTCCTGTTCAGTTCTTTCGCTATCTTGAAGAGCTTCCAGTGCAACGGGTATAATGATATCCCTGTAATCGCACGCGGAGCTAACCAGAGTGCTGTAGACGAGGACTTGCACGGCGTGGTTTCGGCTGAGATCATCAACCAATACTACGCAGAAATTGGGCGGCCATTGTCTGAAGACACCCATCGTGTCGAGAAGATTCGACAGGCAATTGACCATGTGTATGCCCACGAATGCCGTATCGTAGACATGGCTATCCCGGGCGGAGAGCTTAATGGAGAGTCTGCGGAAAACTACAAAGCGTTTGTTCGTTATCGTCTGAACGTCTGGTGCCGTCGTCTTGGTCTAGAAGATCACTTCGAGAACGATGACACTCCGATCAAAGATTGGTTCGAAATGAACACCTACGCTTACAAGATGATCGACTTCTTCACCCCGGGTATGGGAATGGAATACGAACTAGGATGGGACGAAGAAGAGCTAGCAAAGGCTTGGGAAGAGGAGCTAAAATATGAGTAAGAGAGACACATTCAACTATTCTGAAGCTAGGAAAAATAGCCAAGCGATAGGCGAGACTCCTCTGTGGTATACTACGGCTGGCTACCAGTTGTTCATGAAGAAGTATTCTAATGAGGGCGAGTCTGTACGCTCTCGCTTCCAAGCTGTAGCTCACGCTATGGCTCAACACGCCCCTATGGTATACCCGGAGTGGTGGGATCAGGACGAGTACACTAAAGGTAAGAACTGGGAGCAAGCGTTCTTCGACGTTATGTGGGATGGATTTGTTAGCCCATCCACTCCGCTTCTGTCGAATGGGGGCCTTCGCAAAAAAGGCACTACGGTGTCTTGTGCTGGTGGTCTGATGGACAACAACCTCTATGACCGTTACAATGTAATGACAGAGATTGCAGTGCTAACGAAGCACAGTCACGGAACAAGCTTTAGCCTGACCAACTGGCCAGCAGAGGGAGACGCTATCCGGGGCGGCGAGTCTCAAGGTGTTATGCCTGTCATTCGGGACGTTATCAACGTCATGGAAGAGGTAGCACAGGGTTCTAGGCGTGGTAGCTGTGCTTACAGCATCAACCCTCGCCACGGAGATTTCTGGAACGTTATCGATCACCTGTATAAGCGTACAGAATCGAACAACGTTGGATGGCTTCTGGACGATCAGTGGTGCAAGGACATGGCTGAGAAAGACCCGGAGACCTTGAAGCGATGGAAACGAATGATGTTCGTCAAGCTGGCTAGAGGCAAGGGCTACTTCACGTTCATCGACAAGATGAATCGTCACCTTGCAGAACCGTTTAAACGTGCAGGCCTACGCTGCGAAGCCTCGAACCTTTGCCAAGAGACTGTTCTTCCGGCAAACGACTGGTATACGTTTAGCTGCGTTATCCTGAACTACAACCTCGAACTTTACCGTTCTTGGCCTAAACACCTTGTGTTCATTGGTCAGGTTATGTCTGATTGCAACATCAGCGAATACCTAGCAACTATGGATGAGGTCAGTGTTCAGGATCGCCGGGCACTGGAGAAGATTTACCGATTCACCAAGGACTTCAGGGCACTTGGAAGCGGTGTTCTAGGGTTCCACACTCTGCTACAGCGGGAACGATTCCCGGTCGGAAGCATGGATGCTATGTTCCTGAACAACGCCATCTTCAAGGGTATGAAGGATCAAGCGGAAGCTTGCAACAGTTGGCTAGCTAAGGTTCTAGGAGAGCCAACAGGGTGTCGTGGCTTAGGGAAACGTAATGCCACTACAATGATGATGCCGCCGACTAAATCAACGGCAGAACTCATGGCCGGGGCTTCTGAGGGCATCGGGCTTGACGTAGCTATGTGCTTCACCAAGCAGAGCGCTGGAGGTGAATTCTTCCGTGTCAACAAGGTGCTTCTGGAGATTATCCAAGAGCGCGGGCTGGATTGGGAAGAGTGTGCTAGACAGATCAACGAACGTAAGGGGAGTGTTCAGCACGTAGACTGGTTGACTGACCACGAAAAGGCTGTGTTCCGTACTGCCTTTGAGGTGAGAATGGAAGACTACCTACGTCTGTGCTCTCAGCGGCAGAAGTACATCGACCAAGGGCAGAGCATCAACCTGTACTTCACGTCGAATGACTCGCCGGCTTACATTTCGTACATCCACCGTCTTGCCATGGAAGACCCGAACATCCTATCTCTGTACTACATCTACAGTATGAGAGGGGCGGGAGATATCTCCAGAACGGAAGAATGTGAAATGTGCATGTAAAATCATCGGCCCGGGGCTTGACAGCTTCCGGGCCTTTGTGTATTCTGAGCACATCAAAACGAGGAGGGACTGGAATGAACAACAAACTCCGTAAAGAGTTCGATAAATGGTGGAAACAGGGCGAGCAAGAAGAGCTTCGTAAATCCTGTGCCAAAGGGTGGGCTGAGTATATCTGGATGGCTAGTCGAAGCAAAGTGAGCATTGAGCTTCCTAAGCCAGAAGGGGGATTTATCAACATCCAAAAGTACACAATCAATCGCTGCAAAGAAGCTATCTGCGAAACAGGACTGGAGGCATTCTAATATGAAACAGCATTTTAAAAAGCGTCTAATGCAGACCAGTGAACCGTTCGATTCAGCGACGCAAGCTATGGACGTAGCGATTGCGTGGGGAGGGGCTAAGTACTGCGAATTCACTTGCGTAACTGCGGATAATCGCGTCATCAGCATCTGGGAGTACAATGACGTAGAGCCTGATAAACCGGTATTTAATGGACAGCAACGAATCTTAGTTCCAACTTTTGAGGAGGGAGTGTAATGGACCAGACTATTGGCAAAGTACGATATGTTGTGTTCGATAACGAAGGTCGGCACGTAGTGACTCTTAACCAACTGACTATGTACCACCTCCTCCGCGATGCTAAATGGACGAGAGATTCAGATGGGTATATCTTCGTCAAAGAGGTCACAGGAGTGGAAATGGCTGTGGCTCAGGGCATTATCGCAGAGGTTTTCGTCTATCCCGGTTATCACATTCTAGAAGAGGTGGACTGATATGGATATGTTCGAGAAATACATGCAAGTTATGTATGACCGGGACGCCTTCTCAAGGCGAATCGGAGAGTTAGAAAAAGAGGTAGCCGAACTCAAGGCTAAGGTGGCGATAGCCAAGTGTGATATGCGTGTCGTGAAAACCCTGCTGGAGGATATCCAATGGGTGTATCAGGATGAAGCTATCTACACTCTACCGGGCTACGTTTGCCCTTGCTGCGGTGAATCTGCAAACTATGGGCACTTCCAAGGCAGCTTCGATAAGGGCCCCTGTCTACTAGCTTGTGTACTGAGCCGGAGTGAAGCATATGAAGCCTAATGTTGTAGACTCGCTAGGCATTAACATGTGCTACGTCTGCGGAGGTAAACTGTACGTCCGAGGAGTATGCACTATCTACTGCCCTGATTGCGAGAAGGCATCGAAAGATAAACCGTTCATCAGGATGCAGCTTCTACAGGATATCGAAGACAGCAAGAGGGTTGACAACGAATAGAAGTGCTAGTAAGATGGCCACATCAGACAGAGGAGGAGCCATGGCTACAACAGAGAAGATCATCGAGTATGTCTCGGCCTGTATCGAACGCTTGCAAGAGGACGTAACTGGGTACTCGGAGAACTTCCGTGACAGGGCGTTATCTAATCGCACAGGGTATATTCACGGGCTTATCACTATGGCTGAAATGAACCAGCAAGTGAGTATCGAGGACTGCGACAAGCTCCGTGTAAAGCTTCGTGAAGCTGCTGAGGCTGTATTGAACGTACTGGATTCCAAAATTAACTAGGAGGTGTTCTGATGAATATGAAAGAGATTGTGCAGGCTTTGATTGTCGTTGTCGCTCTGACTCTCGCAGCAGTAGGTTTTGTAGTCGGGATCAAGCAATTGGCCAACAAGAGCGTGCCTGCCGAGGATATCGTCGTATCTACTGAAGACGGCACTATCAATCTCGGTCGCTCCGTGAAGAGCGAGAAGTTGCTGTATAGCATGTGTATCAAGGTAGAAGACCGCAAACCTGCTTGCGAGTTCACCACCAAGGATCGCGTCCTTAGCGAAGTGAAACAGGTTATGCGCCCGGGCGAGGCTACGGCCCGAGATATTAAGATTGCAGTAAACGCGGCTGTGACGTATACTGGCGAGAACGGTCAGGAAGCAACCTCTCTGATTGCCCCGAAAGGTAAGTATCTCCCGGCTGGCACTCCGTCTGAAGTACATATTCAGACTATTGCGAATCTGTTCGACAGCGTGTACAATGACTACAAACAAAACTTCAGCAAGATGTGAGGAGGATTCATGAAAGCGCAGCCTAAAGAAGTAGAAACTCTGTCCCTCGACAAGCGACCCAAGGCAGGTGATGTTGTTCGACTGCGATCTGACGGTAAAACCTACGAGGTGAGCGCTGTATATCCCACGGCAGTAGGCTGGGAAGCGATTCTCCGCAACATGTACGACAAGACTAAGACCGTCACTGTTAGCATGGAGTGGTGAAATGTCCAGAACCGGCAAGTGCGTAAACTTCCTACCTGTCACGCCGGACGGTCGAGTAATCGTCCGATTCGGCAAGAAGAGGCTAGGCTGGCTTGGGAAACAGGGTAAGAAGTGGCATTACTACCCTTATGGATGCGAAGGCAAGATTAAATCAGAGGGGTTTAAAACACTCGCTGAAATCAAGGCTTGGATTCGAGACCCCGATGCTGTCTGGCCCGGTCCAAAGCCTGAGATTGACTAATTAGCCGACGAATGGTACAATGGTATGTAGGAAATTCCCTACTCAGTATAAGGAAACTAGCAATGACTAGCCGCTGGAAAGAGGCCGTGTATCGTAAATACTCGGTGCGTCGTCTGCGGCAGGAACTCGAAGAGTTCAAAGAAGCTAGACGCTTTGCACCAAACCAACGCATCCGTGCATGGTTCGATGCTCATATCGAATTTCTAGAACGCCACTTGGCTATTCGAGAGTCCGGCCAAGCCTACCCAGACGACCTTTGGTAATTAGGTAATTAGGTGTGTTGTAGGTAGAGATTCAAATCATGGTTAGTGGCAAGGACGCCACACTTCAGCCCGCCCGCAAGGCGGGCTTCTTTTTGCCTGAAATTTGTGATTGACAGGGTGGACCTGAATATGTAAACTTGCGGCATCCAACAAAGGAGGGAAGAAAAATGCAATTCAATATATCGAAGCAACTATGGGTAGCTAAAAGCGAGCGGAAGGGTGATTATAAAGGGACGCTTTTGGCATACATGGCTCAAGTGGACTTCAATAAAGATGGTAGCTTGGCTGCTAGCTTCAAGAAAAAGCAGCAGACTGGTATGGGCTGGGCAGGTAAGAATGCCTCCACTTGCTTCATAGACAACATCCCCGTCTCGGGGCATTTCATCGGGGACAGTGTTGAACGCTGGGTCACTGAGAACAAATACTTCCGTGTGACGGACCCACGGGGCTTTGTTCTAGAGGTTCCTACTGGGAATATCTCGACCTTGCTCTACAACTGCACAGTAATCAAAGGCGTGATCCAAGAGCCTTGCGTATGGGTACGGATGGGTTCTCAGCACGTTCTACTGCCGGAAGGTTCCTCTATCTACAAAGAAGCGGTAAGCTTCGTAGAACGAAAAGAGTCGGCCAAAACCGTCAAAGATATGGTTGCAGGGGATCGATGCATTCTTCTTAGCTACGGTACAGAGAATAAAACAGAAGCTGTCTATCTCGGACAAGTGAAGCTGTCGTGGCACCTTCTAGCTAAAAAAGGCCGGTACTCTAGCCGAGGGTGGGGTGGCGCGGCTCGGTGGGGTTACCACCACCTAGAAAGGGAGCTAGATAGAAAAGAATTCACAGAGAAAGATTCAAAGTGGGTGAGCGTGTTCGCTAAGAAGCTGGGTGATCGGTGGAGCATTGATTTTGTCCTATCTCCAAAGGCAACTGATATTCAATCTGGAAGTGTCCCGGATGAACTTCAGAACCTCGACCTAGTAGATGGTGTACGGTGGAAATACGACCCGCTTGATGACCGACCATCTTCCTATTACTCTGTGCCAGAGAGGGTAGTCAAGTGCATCAGTGTAGACGATCCTTTATGGGACAATCTGCACAGCTACGCAGAGGTGAGGTGGACCCGGGAATGGACCGTTGTTGGTGCGGAGTGGCGAAAATAAAACCTCTATTATTTTAGAATTGCCCGGCTCTTGCCGGGCTTTTTGTGCCCGGGGATTATTTTCAAATTATTTTTAGATTTCTGGGAGTTTCGGCCAATATGGGCAATATGAAATTTCTCAGGAAAGGGCTCAGAATTCTCGCATAGAGGCTGTTTGAGTGAAGGCATGGTTAGCTACTACTCGGCCATAAAAGGACGGTGTAGCGCTTGATAGGAGGGTTAAAATGAAGGTTGATAACAGCAGCGTGTATGAGTACTGGTTAGCGAATATCAAAGAGGCTATCTCTCTGGTAGATGCTGCGGAGAGTGAGAAAAAGGCTTGTATAGCGGACTTGGTTAGCTGGTATCAGCGGAGAGTACTGCACAGGATTAAACGGGAGGAATACGAGGCGATCTAATCTAGGGACCGGGCAGATTTTTAGGGACTGGATAGATTTTTACAGACGGCAAAATTGAGAACTGGACAGTTTTTCACAGAAGGGGGTTTTTCTACAGAGAAATTTCCCCTCAAATTTAGCCGGATTTATCAGAAGGGCGGATAGTTAGCAGGCTATCTAATTGATTAGCAAGCTACCTTTAATCGTTAGCACGCTAACTAAAAATTCCTAGGACGGACCCCAGTTGGCATGAACGTTGCAAGCCCGCACCAGTTTCCCGGGCAGGCGTGGGCCTCGACTATCCGTCGTGAAGGCGATATGTGGTTGGGGACTCGCACCCCGCGTTTAAGATGCGCCCATTCTACTATGACAATCCACTTTGTCAACATTCTTTTTATGGCATAGGCTTTGCAATTGCAATTAACATGCCAACACAAATATCAGGCTCCTCCGGTGTTTATCTCCGGTGCTCGGCTTCCAGCCTGCGTTGCCCGCATGCCTACGATTATACACAAGCCAGAAAAGAAGACAAGCGAAAATATAGAGAAAAATCTACATAAAGCCGGTTGACACGTTC